ACGATCTATAAGGAGGATAAATGAGTTTTGGATATCAAGTACTAGGTTTTGGATCTGGGGGAGCTAAGAAAAAATATCAAGTTCAATTCTTAGTTGTAGCTGCCGGCGGAGCTGGAGGAAGATCAACAAATTATGGTGGAGCTGGCGGAGGAGCAGGCGGTTATCGTACGATCTGTTCTAAAACATTTTGTGTTACAGCAGGTGAAGCTATTCCTATTACAGTAGGTTCTGGTGGAGCTCAAACAGGTAACACTCCTGTTTCATGTGCTTCAGGAGCAAATTCAATTTTTTCAACAATAACATCAGCTGGAGGAGGCGGTGGCGGTGGAAAAAACCAAGCCCCTAGTTTTCCTTATCCAGGTAATACTTGCGGAGCGGCTGGAGGTTCTGGAGGAGGATCTGTTGGTCCGCCTTCATCAAATGGTGGAGCAGGAAATACCCCACCAACAGATCCTTCACAAGGTAATCCAGGTGGAGGAGGACACATCACATCAGGCACGGTAAGTGCAGGAGGTGGTGGCGGAGCCGGATCTGCAGGAACTGATGGATGTAATAAAACAGGAGGCCCTGGAGGAAACGGTGCAACTTCTTGTATTAGTGGATCACCTGTTGCAAGAGCTGGCGGCGGAGGCGGAGCTGGAGGTTATGGCGATGCTCCTGGCGGAAGTCCTGGACCAGGCGGACCTGGTGGCGGCGGAAACGCTGGTGGTAGAAACGCAGCTGGCGGAGCAACTGCTGGTTCTGCGAATACCGGAGGTGGCGGCGGTGGTGCTGGTGGCGGACCTAATCCGTTACAACAACAAAATGCAGGGGGATCAGGAGGTTCAGGAGTTGTTATTATAAGACGTGTAACTGCAGATTCTTGTGGGTCTGGTGGTACAGAATCAATATCTGGATCAGACACGATTCATACTTTTAATAGTCCAGGAACATATACGGCATAGGAATTTATTATGGCAAATTACGCAAAATTATCTGAAAATAATGAAGTTCTAACAGTTTTAACATTAGCTGATAAAGATGAACAAAACGAGGCTGGAGAAACTGTTGAGTCTCTCGGACAAGCTTATTTAGAAAAACACAATAACTGGCCAGCGCATCTTTGGAAAAAATGTTCTTATAATACAATTAATGGTCAACATATTTTAGGGGGAACTCCTTTTAGAGGAACTTATCCTGCAAAAGGTTTTATATACGATTCTGAGAATGACATGTTTAAACCAAAACAACCTTATGCATCTTGGGTTTTTAATAGTGCTTCTCATCAATGGAATCCTCCAATTGAACCACCTCAAACTACTACTACAATTGATGGTAGAGAAATACCAGATTTTTACGATTGGGATGAAATTAATCAAACTTGGATCAAAGGACCAACAGATTATCCTTCTCTATAATTCATGTTTTAAATAAATTTAAATATGCTATAAGAAAGATAGAATGCATAAGACAGTACTGACAGAAAGTTTTATTTTACACGACCTAGTTAGAATGCCTAAAAATTTTGAAATAGATTGGCAAATTCTAAAAGGAGGAATAGTTTATTCAAGTTTATTATCAAAAGAACAAGCCTCTTTAAATACACACTATCTTCCACGGCCTAGGTATAAAGTGCCCTTTTCAAAAGCGTTAGACATGTTAAACACTTATATTATTGAGCACGTTTTTTTAAAACATAAAATAAGAGTTTTTAATTTAGATATATGGGGAAATAGTATTTTTCCTAATGAACAATTAGATTTAAGCAAAGACGTAGATCCAATGGATTTAAGAAATAGCCCTGATTTTGTTATGATATATGGAGTAAACATTAATGATCCTAAAGCCACCATAACTTTTCACTTTGATAATAAAAGAGCAAAAGATAGAGAATATGTTTTACCTTTAAGAAATAACCAATTTATATTTTTTCCATCACACTTACTTTATAAAATAAATAAAAACAAAAGTGATGATTTAAATGTTTTGTTAACTATTACTTATAAATATGCAACTTAATTATTATTACTGGTATTTTAAATCAGTCATACCTCCAAGAATATGTGATTTAATTATTAAACACGGGAAAGAAACAAAAGAAAAAGAATTAAAAGCTCTCACGGGAGGACTGTCTCATGATCAAAAATTAACTAAAAAACAAATTAAAGATTTAAAAAAGAAAAGAGATTCAAATATTGTTTGGATGAATGATCGTTGGATATATAAAGAAATACAACCTTATGTGTATGAAGCAAATAAAAAAGCAGGTTGGAATTTTGAATGGGATTGGTCAGAGTCTTGTCAATTTACAATATATAGAAAAGGTCAATATTATGATTGGCATTGTGATAGCTGGGAAAAACCTTATGAAAAAGAAGGACCTCAAAACGGTAAGATAAGAAAATTATCTGTAACGGTAAGTTTAACAGATCCAAAAGATTATGAAGGCGGAGAGTTAGAATTTGATTTTAGAAACGTAGATCCCGATAAAAAACCTAACATTAGAAAATGCACTGAAATATTACCAAAAGGCTCTTTGGTTGTATTTCCTAGTTTTGTGTGGCATAGAGTTAAACCTGTAACAAAAGGAGAAAGGAACAGTTTAGTAATCTGGAATTTAGGTTATCCGTTTAAATAACATGACAGAAAAATTAGTTAAACAATTGTTTGGTTTTCCCGTATATCATAGTTCTATTGATAAAAAGAAGTATGATAAAAACATACTTAAAACTATATTAGCTAATTTTAAAAAATCAAAGATAAGAGATAACTGGAATAAAAATCATAATAGTTTTACTAATAATAAAATACACCACTCTAATGGTGATGAGTTAAATAAAATTTTTAAACAGCCTAATTATGATTCGCTAATACCTATTTATACTAAAGAAATAAATAGTTATTTTTCTACCATGGCAACTAAAGATTTTAAGTATAAATTTAAAATAGTAAACTATACCTGCATGACTAAAGACTATCATATGAAAAGTCACGTACACACTGATTGTGATTTTACTGCTGTGCATTATTTAAAATTTGATAAAAAAACACAAGACTCTACAGTATTTTTAAACACAAATGATTATGCTAAATTTATAGATATTTTATATCCTAATACATACAATACATTTTTAAAAAACCATTTGACTAATTCTTGGATTCTTAAATACTGTAAAATTTTAACTAAGGAGGACGATCTTATTATTTTTCCTGCTATGATGGAGCACTCAGTGCCTGCAATCAAGTCGGATAAAATTCGTGTAACAATCGTATTTAATATAAACATAATATGACAACAAAATTTAATGCTTATTCTTATTTTGAAACTCCAATTTGGAGACAAGAGTTTCCAGAGTACGTAGCTAATACAAACAAAGTTTGTAATAAATATATTGTAGAGGCAAAGACAAGAGATAAAGATATATTGTTAAAAAGAAATAAAATGTACAATAAAAACATAAAAGACTTTGGCCATGTTTTTCATTCAGGAGATATCTATAATGACATGGATATATTTTCTCTTGTTAGATTAGCAGGTCAAGCTAGCCTTGATTTTTTAGATTGGACAGGTGTCAACACTAATTTAATTAATTTGAACTTTACAGAGTTTTGGGTGCAAGAATTTGGCAGCCGTGCAGGTCAGCATGATCAACATATACACTGGAACAACCATGTGTCAGGATTTTATTTTTTAAAAGCCTCTGATAAATCTTCTTATCCTTTATTTCACGAACCTAGAGCAGGTGCTTTAATGACTAAACTTCCACAAAAAGATCAAACAAAAGCAACTACTGCGAGTAATATTGTTCATCATAAAGTAAAACCAGGCACTATGATTATATTTCCATCTTATCTACCACATCAATTTGCGCTTGATTTGACTGGAGAACCTTTTAGATTTATACATTGGAATATGCAAGGTATACTTAAATGAGTTTTAAAAAAGATAAATACTGTGTCATAAGAAATGTTCTAACAAAAGAGTTAACAGATTTTGTCTATAATTATTTTATGCTTAAAAGACAAGTTACTCAAACTATGCTTAATGAAAGATACATATCCACTTTTACAGAAGAATGGGGAACATGGGCAGACGAACAAGTTCCAAACACTTATTCTCACTATGCAGATATAGCTATGGAAACATTACTTGCCGGAGCTTTGCCTGTTATGGAAAAGAAAACTGGGTTAAAGTTACAGCCTAATTATTCTTATGCAAGAATATATAAAGAAGGAGATGTTTTAAAAAGACATAAAGATAGATTTAGTTGTGAGATATCCACTACCTTAAATCTTGGTGGCGACCCTTGGCCTATCTATTTAAACAATGGAAAAAAAGATATTAAAGTAGATTTAAAACCAGGAGACATGCTTCTTTATCAAGGCACGATGTTAGATCATTGGAGAGAGAAATTTGAAGGCGATCATTGTTGCCAAGTATTTTTACATTACAACAATAAAAAATCTAAAGATGCAGATAAAAATTTATATGATAAGAGGCCTCATTTAGGTTTACCTTCTTTTTTTAAAAAATGAGAATATTAGTATTTGGTTTACCTGGATCAGGCAAGACAACTTTTGCAAGGCAGCTGTCTGCAGGCTATGCTTACTTTAACGCTGACGAAGTTAGAAAGATGTTTAACGATTGGGATTTTTCTGCAGAAGGTAGAACAAGACAAGCTCAAAGAATGGGATGTCTATCGTCTCTAGTTGATGGGCCTTGTGTTATAGATTTTATTTGTCCGTTTGACGAAGACAGACTTGAGTATGATGTAAGAGTTTGGATGAACACAATTAAGAAAGGTAGATTTGATGATACAAACAAGATGTTTGAAAAACCATCACACTGTCATTTTGAAATTACAAACTTTGATTATCAAGATGTAATAAAGGAGATTCGTGATAAATTATAAAAAACCAACAGCGCAAATGCTAGGTAGGTTTCAACCTTTTCATGAAGGTCATTTTGAGCTTTTTAAAAAGATACTAGAAAGAACAGGACAAGTCGTAATCATGGTTAGAGATTGTGATGGCGATAACAATCCATATCCATTTAAAACTGTAAGAAGAAAAATTATAAAAAGACTTAGAGAATATAGAGGCATGTTTGAAGTTATAAGAGTACCTAATGTTACACATATTTGTTATGGCAGAGATGTTGGGTATAAAATTGAAGAAATAAAATTACCTGCGCAGGTAGAAAGTATTTCAGCTACAAAAATTAGAAAGGATAAAAATGAGTAGTTCGTACGTAACTATGTATACTCATGGTTTTATCTATGGTTTTTTTAAAAATATAAATAATATTTATTTAAAAAAAGTGGCTATTAAAAATTATAAAAATAGAATGAGCGAAAATAAAAATACAACAAGATCCGAAGATATAATAATTCCATTAAATAAAGAGGTAAAAAACATAGCAAATAAAATGTCTAAAGTTTATTATAAACATTTTAATAAAAAATTAAAAATAGCAGATTCTGGAAAAGATAATGATTATTGGGCTCAAGTTCATTTTAAAAGAGAGAGCACGCAGTATCACAATCATTATGATGTTAATGTCGATGTGGTTGGAGTCTATTATGTTAGTGTGCCAAGAAATAGTGGAGATTTAATTCTTAAATATAAGAAGCATGAACTAGATATTTCCAAGTGGTATTTTCCTCCAGAAACAAATAAATTTATTATTTTTGATTCTGGATTAGATCACGCGGTTGTTCCTAATAGAAGCGAGCAGCCAAGAGTTTGTATATCAATTAATTTTAAAAAATATGAATAGATATAGTTATTATTATTGGGGACCTATTTTATTTAAAACAACAATATCTGACAAAGACAGAGAAAGAATATTAAAATTAAAAACAATGCGTTCTATTCAACACAAGTTAGCTGGAGTTATAGAAAAAGAACATTCATTATCATCGCCTAGATTTTATAAAATCATAGAAAAATACTTACCTGCTTTTTATGATTGCTATAAACGTTGGTACGGTAGAAAGCCCCCTGGTAAATTAAGATCACACAGAACTTGGATAAATAGAATGGGTCCAGGTGATTTTAATCCTGTCCACACTCACTTAAACTGTGATTTTTCTAGTGTTGTTTTTTTAAAAATAGATAAAAAATTAAAAGAAGAAAACGATTCATATGTCGGTCTTTCTCAAGGGCCTGGTTCAATAAATTTTTTATATGGTAATCAAGCAACAGACTGTATATCCGAGGCACATTTTTTTCCTGTTGAAGGAGAATTTTATATTTTTCCAAGAAACCTTTATCATTTTGTTCAACCTTACAAAGCAGATGCAGAGAGAATATCTGTATCTAGTAATTTTAGATGGGAATAAAATAATGTTATTACAGAATATAGAGTTCTATGAAACTAAAAATTTTCAATATCTTCTTATACCTAAAAATGGTAGCACCTCTGTTTTAAAATGTTTTGAAAAAACTCCCCACGTAGTAAAAAGAAATTTGGCAAACAAAGTTAGATGGACAGTTATAAGGGAACCCGTCGATAGATTAATATCAGGTTTAGCTTATGACCTTAGTTTACAAAAATTATCTTTAAAGGATATTTCTATAGACTCTTTATTTTACTCTAATATGCACTCTATTGTTAAAGAGTTTCATTATGTATCTCATACGTCTTTACAAATATATTACCTGTACAATACTAAAATAGATTGGTATGTTGACTTGAAAGATTTAAGTATATTTTTAAAGATGCATTTTAATAAAGACATAAAAGATAATAAAGGATCTAATAAGATAAAAGAACAGGTTAAAGAATTTGTCTACAAGAATATGGATAAAATAAAACCTTTTCTAATGCCAGATATGAAACTATATGAAACAGCCCAACAATCTGAGCAGTTATGGCAATGGCAGAAAGGTAGAATATTTAATGAAGAAAAGTAGTATATTAAAAAGATTCTCTAAATTATTGGTTAATCCAAGCTACCCTAAAAGAAAAGCAGCTTGGAATATAAAAGGCAGATTAAAAAATTCTAACCGAGTGGATAGATTTGACGTTCAAGATTTTAAAGTATTAGAAAATGGTATGGAGGGCAGATTTGGAAATCTCTTTGATAACCTTGATAAGATGGTTTTCGAGACAAAAGAAAAATGGATTATAGTTGATATGGAAGAGCTCTCTAAATATCTGATAAGTAACCACATATTAAAAGTTCACCTAAATGATTTGATAACAAACACAGATTGGACTATAATCATCCCTAAAAAGCACGCTTGATCTCACGGATATAATAAACTATATTTCCAGCTAAAAATCGGTATAATAGACAGATGCTCAAAAAAGTACAATTTTTACCTGGATTCAATAAACAACTCACCGAAACTCAAGCTGAAGGACAATGGGTAGATGGTGATAATGTTAGATTTAGATACGGCTCACCAGAAAAAATAGGCGGATGGCAGCAATTAAGTAATGTTAAAATAACAGGCGCTGCTAGAGCTATGCATCATATCGTAAATAGTAGCGGTATAAAATATTCTATAATAGGAACCAACAGAATCTTATACGCATACTCAGGTGGTGTATTTTATGACATACACCCAATTAAATCTACAACAACGCTTACAAATGCATTCAGCACGACCAACGGATCTCCCACTGTTACTATAACTTTTTCTTCAGGTCACGGTCTTAATCCAGGAGATATAATTTTATTAGATAATTTTACCACTATTACAAATTCTAATTTTAGCTCTTCTGATTTTGACGATAAAAAATTTATGGTGATTAGCACACCAACCGCCCTTACAATAACTATAACAATGCCTTCAAATGAAACTGGCTCAGGTGCTACCACATCAGGAGGGATTAGAGTTCAATCTTATTATCCTGTTGGACCTGCAGAACAATTACCTGGATTTGGTTGGGGTTTAGGTTCTTGGGGTGGTGAAGTAGCTAATCCTCAGACAACAACTTTAAATGGAGCTTTGGGTGATAATACAGCGGGAACAGGAGGGTCAGGAACTTCTATAACGTTGACTAGCTCTACAGGTTTTCCAACATCAGGAACAAATTTTATAAAAGTAGGAACAGAAGAAATATCTTACACTGGAGTATCTGGCAATGACTTAACTGGAATTACAAGAGCAGTTAGAGGAACAACGAGAGCTGCACACTCAGACGGAGCTACGGTAACAAATACTTCAGACTTTGTAGCGTGGGGCGAGGCTGCATCAGGTGACTTAGTGATTGATCCAGGTCTTTGGTCGATAGATAATTTTGGTGGTAAAATTATTGCGTTGATACATAATGGACAAGTTTTTGAGTGGAACTCAGATGCTGCAAATGCAAACGCAACAAGAGCAACAATTATATCAGGAGCTCCTACGGCATCAAGAGACATGATTGTATCTACACCGGATAGACACTTAGTATTCTTTGGCACAGAAACAACGATAGGAGATCAGTCTACACAAGATCAAATGTTTATTAGATTCTCTAACCAAGAGGATATTAACACTTACACACCTACAGCGACTAACACAGCGGGTACTCAAAGACTTGCGGATGGATCTAGAATTATGGGAGCTGTTAGAGGTCGTGATGCAATCTACGTTTGGACTGATACTGCTTTATTTACACAGAGATTTATTGGTCCACCATTTACGTTTGGTTTTGCACAGGTAGGCACAAACTGTGGATTGATAGGACAGAACGCAGCTGTTGAAGTGGACGGTGCTGCGTATTGGTTTTCAGAGAATGGTTTCTTTAAATATGCGGGTGCTCTTCAAACATTACCGTGTTTAGTTGAGGATTTTGTTTTTGATAATTTAAATACAACAGCTAATCAACTTATTAATGCTGGATTAAATAATTTGTTTGGAGAAATTAATTGGTTCTACTGCTCTTCAGGATCAACGGTTGTTGATAGAGTTGTAACTTACAATTATTTTGAGTCGACTCCCGAAAGACCTATATGGACAACAGGCACATTAGATAGAACAACTTGGCAAGACTCTGCAGTTTTTGGTAAACCACATGCTACAGATTACGATGCTGGTTCTGATAACTCTTATGACGTTGTAGGTAATACAGATGGCTGCACAATATACTACGAGCATGAAACTGGCACAGATCAGGTCACATCTACGGCCACAACAGCTATAACTTCTAATATACAGTCAGGAGACTTTGATATTTCTCAAGGTGGTGATGGTGAATTTTTTGCAAAAATTAGAAGATTCATACCTGACTTTTTATCTCAAACAGGTAATACACAAATTACTTTAAACTTAAGAAACTTTCCTAACAACACAGAGGCAAGTTCAGCTCTTGGTCCTTTTACAATCTCATCGTCAACAGAAAAAGTTGATACGAGAGCTAGGGCTAGAGCCGTGTCTTTAAAAGTAGCGAATACAGCAGCAGAACAAAGTTGGAAACTAGGTGGATTTAGGTTAGATATACAACCAGACGGGAGAAGATAATGGCAAAGATAGTACAGGTATTAACAAGACCAGCACCAATATATAGACAAGATGTTGCTGATGCACAGGTAAGAGACCTTGATGCCATTGTACAAAAATTAAATACAACATATCAACAAGAACTAAAGGATGAAGTAGACGCGCAAAACTTCTTTTTAAATTAATGTCAAATAGTTTTATAAATGCAAAAGTAGATCTAACAACAACTGACAACACAACGTTGTACACAACGCCATCTGCAAATGTTGCTTTAATAAAATCAATACTGGTATCTAACGATGCTGGTTCTGGGTGTAATCTAGATGTTACTTTAACAGACAGCTCTGGCAATGTGTTTAGTTTATTTAAAACCAAGACTATAGCAACTAATACGACAACCGAACTTTTAACACACCCTCTTGTAGTAGAAGAGAGTGAGGTTATAAAAGTACAAGCTAGTGACGCGAACGAGCTGCACGTCATAGCTTCTATACTACAGATACAGCCAAGAGAGGTAACAACATAATGTTAGAATTAAAGCCAGAAAAAATTATAGAGACTATATCTAACCTAAAAACAGGTGAAATATATAAGGA